AAGACTAGCACACAATATTGGCTAATTTTTGTAGTTCAATACTCTCTGATTGGTTTGCCTATTATATATAGGTATAAGTCAAATATAGGAATAGCGGTTTAACGCTGAATTTGGTATCATAAATCGATTATTATGATTTCTTGGTAGGAATGTAAGCTACTGTATTATTTTTTAGTTTTTTCAACGGATTTCTTTTTTCTAAGATCTGGCACTGGAGTTTTATCTTCAATCCAATTCTTAAAAATTTTTGTATAATTTTTTGTATATCGTGTTATATCTGTTACACGACTTCTATCTCCTTTTACGCTCATCACACATTCCTTTCTTTCTTTCACTATTACGTTAGTAATAGTTTTCTTTATTTTATATATATATATATTATATATATATTAATATTAACCTTAGGACGTATTAACAATATAAGTCTTAAAGTAGGTTTTGTCAAGTATTATTTTAAAAAAAGATTTAACTTGTTTTGTATTTATTACTGTTTTATATTCAGGTAATGAAAAAAGCAAATAAAAAAGATGCTATGCTACATTGTGCTAATTGGAATGCTGGTAAATGTTTAGGAGCAATGATGTATAGGAAAGATGATAAGTTGCGGATGGAGTTAGATAAGAAGAAAGCTGATAAGGATTGCATCGTAGATGAAGGATGTGATTATTTTGATAACATCGTAATACCTGGAATGGAGAACAATGGGAATTAATACTAAGATTAAACCGAAGGACATAAAGTATTTGGAGAGGGCTATAGATAAGGTTAGGCGTAAAAAGAGACCTGTGCGAGCTGAGGTAATGCCTACCACAGTTCCAGCTTGGGGCTCAATGAGAAAAGAAGAAAGGGAAGAAGTATGCGAAGATTAGATATAGGCGGTCACGAATATAAAGTAAAGATGATGGATGGTGAAAAGAATGCAAACGATGGTAAACTATTGTTTGGATTAAATAATCCTAGGACTTGTGAGATCTTTTTAGATGAGAAACTTGTTACGTCAAGAAGGAACGAAACTTTCTTGCACGAAGTAATTCACGTTATTCTTGTGAATACTGGTTGTGACCACGATGAAGGACTTATTGAAAGTCTTGCAAATGGTTTTCATCAATTAGGAGTAGGAGAATATCTATGGCGAAAAACAACGAAGTAGTAAACGCAATTGAAAATATGCATCCTGTTATGATGAATAGGTTTAAAAAGATTACCGACGAGCAATATGAGTTATTCTGTAGAAAGCAGTATGATTATGGTTGTGGCAATATAACGCTTGGTGGTGATTTGGATAACGATGAAGACAGGATGTTTGCTTTGACTGCCCTTGTTATTAGAATGAATGATAAAGTAAATAGACTTAAGAATATAATTGTTAAGCATAAAGGAGACAATGCGGTAAAGGATGAAACATATATGGATGCCTTTAAGGATTTATCTGTATATGGTGTGATAGCACAACTTGTATCGGAGCGAGTATGGGGCAAGTAAAATTCTTTCTTTACTACATAGAGTCACTGTTCTTAAAGTTTGTTCTTAAGGTGAGTTTATTTTTAATTAACCGTGGAGGAAAGCGTAATGAAGTGGACTAAAGCTGAAATGAATATAATAAGTCAGTACACTAGAACTATGAAAAGTGTTAAGGATATATGTTATGAGCTAGATGATGCTGGTTTTATGCGTACATATAAATCTGTAACACGTAAAATAGAATCTATGGGTTGGACGAGACCGACCAATCTAACAGATCTTAGTGTACTCCCAAAGATATTATTGTTTGATATAGAGACAACACCTATGCCTGTATGGGTTTGGGACTTTGGAAAGCAATATGTTCCATATACTAATCTTGTTAGAGATGACGCTGGTGAGCAAAGATTTTGGTATGTGCTATCTTGGGCTGCTAAATGGCTTTATGATGATAATACTATATCTGATGTGCTTACTCCAGAAGAAGCGGTTGGTAGAGATGACAAAAGAATATTAGAGTCTATATGGAAAATGCTTGATGAAGCTGATATTGTTGTTGCTCACAATGGTGATCGATTTGATATAAGGAAACTAAATGCAAGATTTATACTTAATGGTATGAGTCCTCCATCTCCTTACAAATCAATAGATACTTTAAAGATAGCAAGGAAAGAATTTGCTTTTAGTTCTAACAAGCAAGACTTCCTTACTAAAACATTTGGTGTATCTGAAAAGCTAAAGACTGAGTTTCAACTATGGATAGACTGTATGGATGGTAATAAAGAAAGATTAGCTGAAATGCTAAAGTACAATGAACGTGATGTTATAGGTTTAGAGCAAGTATATCTTAAACTTAGACCATACATTAAGAATCATCCTAATCTTGGAGTTCTTATGGATGATAACGTTTGTCCATCTTGTGGAAGTAAGAATCTAAAACCATCTGATGCTACATACTTTACAAGCTCTAATGAGTTTCCTGTATTTAGATGTGGTGGATGTCATTCTCCTTTCATAAGAAGCAAGACAAGCCTTAGTACTAATGCTACAGAATTAAGAGGCATTGCAAGCTAAAGCTTGACAAAAGTGTATTTAAGGGTTATATTATAATATATGCTTGTTCGCAAAATAAAAAGTGTTGAGCACAGGATATATAATGATGAGAAGGAGTTTAACCAATACTGTCCCGATGAGAACTTAACTCGCAATTGGAGGGATGGCACTGAAGGTAGCTGGGTAATGGCTGACGACGGACAAGTCTGTCAAGTTCTAAAGCGGGGTGAGCTTAGAGATAGTCAGTCTAAGGGCGTGTGTAATTACTACATTAGGACAGTTATTGGTTCTTTCATATGTAGGGACAATGTTATGATGGAGGGAGATATGCGAAAGAATATGTATTCCTTTGCTTCCGAGGATCTCTCTCCTTATCAACATAAGATAAATAGAAAAAAGCCTACTAGAAGAGAATTTCTTTTTGCAAAGTATGTCGCTCAAGGTGATGGAATCGCTGAAGCGTTTATGAAGGCATATCCTACCAATAACGAAAAATACGCAGACTACCAAGGAAAAATATTATTAAGCACTGAAAGGGTTAAAGGTTTGATTAGAGAAGAAGTAGATAAGGTTTTAAATGAAGCCGAGATTACTCCATTGTATTTACTTGAAAAGATGAAGTCGGTTGTTGATGATGATGGTTCTCAAGATAAAGATAAGATACAAGCTATTAAAACTCTTATGCAGATAAGTGGTATGATGGAAACAGAAAAAAGAACAGAGTCGTTAACATTATTTCAAGGATTTACAAAGGATCAATTAAATGCTATCCAAGGCGGAGATTCGAAAAAACTCATTGAGGCTTCGAGAGAAGTCGAAAAATAAAGAATGTTTGATATGTGGTTTTCCTATGGAGGACTTCACATCAATTTGGTATAATATATCAGAGGATTTTTTCTCGGTAGAGTGTTGCGAATGTTTCTCATCTTATGATGAAAACTTTGAAATAAGAATGCCAGGATTAATCTTTAACTATGGAGAATCATAATGAAAAAAGTAGAGTTCAATTTAACCTTTGAAGTTCACAATGGATTAGACGAAGAAGATTTTGAAATATTATTAAAAGATTATTTAATTAATGATGAATCAATTAAAAGTTTCTCTAGTCACGTAATTGGGGACGTAAGCGATATAGATAATTTTTCTATAAACTCAGTAAGTTTAGTAAGAAAGAAAAAAAATAAAAAGAAAAAAATAAGTAACGGAGTTCCTGATAAAAACTGGGACGTGGTATAAGTGAAGTTAGCTGTATATGGAACGCTTAGGAATGGAGATAAGAATACAGGTAAGGTAAAAAACACATCACTTGTATATCCTGGTCATCAAAGATTTCCTGCTATGATACAAGATTACAAAGGTAAGGGAACTGTGGTTGAGGTACACGATGTAACGAGTGAAGAGATAGCTCAGTATGATATGTACGAAGGTGTCAATATTGGATTGTATGACAGGGTTAAGGTTGATGTTGAAATGGATAGTGGAGATAAAGTTAAGGCTTGGGTGTATGTTGCTGGATCTCAACTATTAGAATTAGTAGACGTGTTTAAAGAAATTCCAAATGGAGATTGGTACGATAGAAAAGTTTAATATAATACCTAATGACTTAAGTGAGAAAGAACGTGTTCTTAATATGGTATCTAAAGATTTAGTTGCCTTTGGACAACTGTTCTTACCAGAAGACTTTATGAAATCAAAGCCAGCTCCGTTTCATCACGAAGTTGGTGATTTGTTTTTAAATGACACTATAAGAAGACTTTGTCTTGTTTTGCCTCGTGGTCACACTAAGTCGACTATGGCTAAAGCTGCTTTGTTACATAGGCTTTGTTTTAATCCGAAAGGAAAAAAAGAATTTGCTGCTTGGGTATCGGAAGAACAAGGTCAGGCTGTAGACCATTTAAAATATATTAAAAGTCATATAGAGTTTAACCCAGCTTTAAATTATTACTTTGGTGATATGGCTGGTAACAAATGGACTGAGAAAGAAATTACTACGGCTAAAGGCGATAGAATTATAGCAAAGGGTACTAGCCAAAGACTTCGTGGTAGATCAGAACTTGGACTAAGATATACTAAAATTATTCTTGATGACTTTGAATCTGAGTTAAATACTAAGACTCCAGAAAGACGTAAGGAAATTAAAGAATGGCTTATGTCTACAGTCTATCCAGCACTTGAAGAATCAAAAGGTAATGAAGGTTCTATATGGCTTATAGGAACTATTGTGCATTACGATTCTGCTTTGCAAGGAATATATGATGGTTACTTACAAGCACAAGAAAATAATGAAAAGTATACTTGGGAAATGGTGTTTCATAGAGTAATAGAGAATGATAAACCACTCTGGCCGTCTTATTTCTCAAAAGAAAAAATAGCTGGAATAAGAAAAGATTATGAGTATGTTGGGCAACTTCATAAGTTTGCTCAAGAGTATATGAATGATGCTCGTGATTTAGATAGTGCAAAATTTAAAATAGATAAGATTAATTATTTCGATGGAGAATTTAAAGCTAGAAACAATCAAGCGTATATTGTTACAAAAGAAGATGCTATACCAGTTAATGTTTATATGGGTGTTGATTTGGCTTATGAATCTTCAGCCCAGCACGACTACCAGGTTATTGTCGTTGCTGGTATTGATAGTGATAAAAATATTTATGTAATAGATATATTCAGAGATCATATTCCATTGTATGATATGCCACGTAAAATATTTCAGTATGCAAAAGAGTATCAACCTATGCGAAGAGCAAACGTAGAACACGTTGGAGCACAAGGTATAATAAAAGATGCTGTAAATGAATTATCTGGTAAGGATAGAAAGATGGCTCCAGGTATTGCAAGAGGTGTAAGACCTCCATCTGGAATTAAGAAAGAAGATAGATTAGAGTCTTTACTGTGTCCTATTGTTAATAGAGGAAAGTTATTCTTAAAAAAGAATCATAGTGATTTAGTTGATGAAATGTTTCATTTTCCAAAAGCAAAGAATGATGACTTGCTTGACGGTCTTTGGTACTCTATTATAAATGCAAGAGCACCAATAAGTAGCAAGTTTGATGCTGATAATTTCGAAGAAGAAGTAAGTGAGAAGAGAGAATTCTTGGGAAAGAAAATACTAAGAAGTTGGGTGACAGGACAAAGATATTAAAATAAATAAAAAAAAACTTGACAAACGTATGTTTTAGACTTATATTATATAGTATAGGTTAATTTATATATTCGGGGGATTTAATATTACAAACGAACAAGATTTTGCGCAAATAGATGAAGCGCAAAAGAATAAAGACTTATGGAGAAGATGGCGCGATGCTCGCTCTGATTGGGATGATGAAGCTAGGGATGCTGTTGATTTTGTCCTAGGGAATCATTATACTGCAGAAGAGTCTGATGCGTTAAACGCTGTTGGGCAGGGTGACTTTATTATAGATAGGGTCTATGCTGCTGTTGACAAGCTTAAGTCTTTACTCACCTCAAGAAATCCAAAGTTCTCTGCTGTTGGTAGAGAAGATTCTGATAACAAGATTGCGCAAGTATGGAAAACTATACTTGAGTACTGTTGGGATATATCAGATGGAGATATGGAATTTAAGCAAGTTGTCCACGACTATGCAATAACTGGTCTTGGATATTTTTATGTATATACAGATCCAGAGGCAGACTTTGGAAGAGGTGACGTAAAGTATACCCACCTAAATCCTTTTAGAGTATATGTAGACCCAGCTGCTAGAAATAGATATTTCAGTGATGCGTCTGCTATAATACTATCTACTATATTAACTAAAGAGCAAGTTATATCTCTTTACCCACAGATAGAAGAATTTATTAAAGATATAGAAACTATGACTGACGAGGAAGATTATCCATCTTCTTCAAGAAAAAATTCATCAGAGTCTTTTACACCAGATGTTGTTAAAGATAAAGATAGTGGGTCTTACGAAAGATATAGAATACTAGAAAGATTTGAAAAAATAAAAGTTCCTTATTACAGACTTTTCAATAAACAGAGTGGTGAAGAAAAAGTTGTTGACTTGGAAACTTTTCAAATAGTTTCTACGGAGAATGCTCATCTAATAGAATCGGGACTGGTTGAAGCTGTTGAGATTATGCAAACACGAGTCAAAGTGGTTGCTTCAATGGGACAGCATTTGCTATACGAACAAATCCTCAATACTGATATATACCCAATCATACCAGTCCCAAATATTTGGACTAACACTCCATATCCAAAATCAGATGTATCTAAAGTTAAAGACTCTCAAAGACTTATTAATAAGCTTTTTTCTTTAACGCTTAGTCACGCTCAAGCTTCTGCTGGTCTTAAGTTACTTGTACCAGAAGGAAGTGTAGATAATGTTGGTGACCTAGAAAGAGATTGGGCAAATCCTAATGCTGTATTAGAGTACAATCCTGAATTTGGTGAACCACATTTTCCTGCTCCTCAACCACTTGCTGGTGAGTTCTATCATTTAATAGATAGAGTAGAGCATTATATAGATTTAAATTTTGGAATCCCAGAACTTATGCAGGGATTTAAAGAAAAAGCTCCAGATAGCGTACGTGGTACAGCTATGCTTTCAGAAATGGGAGAAAGCCGTGGACGTTCTAAGTTAAAAGACATAGAAGGAAGTCTTAATCAACTTGGAAAGTGTATTTACAATTATGCTAAAGGACATTACAAGTATCAAAAAACATTTAGAATCGTACAACCAAACAATGATCTTACTGAATTTTCAGTAAACAATAGGTTGTATGATGACAAAACCAACGAACTGCAGACAATTGATAATGATATATCATTAGGTCAGCACGATGTTAGAATAATATCAGGTTCAACTTTACCTTCAAATAAGATGGCGGAATATAATATGTATCTTGAAGCGTATAAGTTGGGATTGGTAGACGATGTCGAGGTCTTAAAGAAAACAGAGATCTATGACAAAGAAGGTGTATTGCAACGCAAAGGTATGATGTCTAAAATGCAGTCATACATACAACAACTAGAGGGTCAAATAAAAGAACTCAGTGGTGATTTACAAACAGCTGACAGAGAAGCTGTCCACGCTAAGAAGCAAGTTATCACAGAGAAATTCAAAACCGACCTAAAAGAGATTAGCTCTGAGGCGAAATATAAAGAAAGAGTTAAGCTTGGAGAACTAGAAAAGGTGATTGATAAAGCAGATGTTCGTGCCGAAGCTGCGTTAGCTATACAAAAGGCGAATAAAGGGAGTTCCTCTAAAAAGGGGAGCGCACAGAATAAACAATAATCAAAGGTCAAGCTTCTTCGAAGTATCTAAGGGTGTTTCGAATTAAAGAAGAGATCTAAAGGAGGTTATATGGAAGATCAAGTGCAAGGCGATGTAGTTGAACAGAATGTTGGTAAAACAACAAGGGAAGGCTTGCAAGTCTCAATGCCAGATGTAGAATTGGCTTCAGAGATTCCAAGTGTTCAAGATGGCGTAATTGACGAAGGAAATAAAAGAGCACCTAATTTAATAACTAAAGAAGGTGACGAGTCTGAAATTAACTATGCTACTGATTGGGAAAATGAAACTAAGAAGTTTCAATCTATGTATGATAAACAGAATTCTGATTATCAGAAACTTCAAAGTGACTATGAAAAACTTCAGCCAATGTCTGAATTACAACAGGTTCTTGAATCAAGACCAGATGTAGTTGAGGCTATAAAAGAAAGGCTTGAAGGAAAAAGTTCTCAAGAAACTATACGCGAAACAGATGATAGCGACACAGTCGACGAATCATCTTTTGACCCGTGGGAAGCCTATTACAAACCAGAGTCAGCTTCATTTAAAATGAGGACGGCTCAAGAAAAGGCTTTGGTAGATGAGGCAGTTGGAAAACATATGTCTGATCTTCAAGGTCAAGTAGCGTTGCAAAATTTACGCAACGAGTTGGCAACTAGTTATGATATGAAAGATGAAAAGGATATTAATGACTTTATAGATTTTGCTACTACGCCAAGAGATCAATTACCAATTGATTTGTTAATTGATGTTTATCGTAAGCATTATAATAAAGGAGCTGATAACGTTTCTCCAAATATGGAAGCAGTTAAAGCAACTCAAAGTATTCCAAGAACAGCTGGGATTCTTCAAGGTGGCGAACCACCACAAAAGAATGAACAGGATTCAGCTTGGGATAGAATTTTGCAAGCAGGGCAAGCAGGGAGAATTCCCTAATTAATATAATCAAATAGGAGGTAACAAATGGCTGTTACACAAGGAATAAAATCCAGTTATGATATTACAGCTGCTGCCACTAGTGCTGGTATAGGAACCGCTCCTGACCGTAGACGATTATACGATTTCTCGGATAGGGTTGCCGAATTGGCACCTGAGGAATCACCGTTTTTTGTATATCTTTCAAAGGTTGCAAAAGTTCCAACGGATGATCCTGTATTCCGATTTTTAGAAAATCGTTCAAAAATCGATTGGTCAACGAGAGACTTTTTACTAGCATCAGCTCCTGGCACAGTAACCGCTGGAAGTTCTTACTCATTTACAGTTGACGCAGATAGCGCAACTGGTGGTAGTGCTTCAGGTGGAACCGCACCTAGCTTTTTAATTAAAGGTATGGTATTTTCAGTAGCTTCGCTTGGAAAAAATTCAAGTGCAGGTTATTCACAGGTTTTAGTTAGAATTGAAAGTGCTCCAGTAGTTGGTAGTTCTTCTACTACATTTACAGGAAAAGTTATTGACTTTTCTTCTTTAACTAACTCAGGTGGTGCTATTAGTGGTGAAGATGCATTAGCAGATAACGATCTATGTCAAGTAATTGGTACTTCATTTCAAGAAGGCTCAGCATCTCCAGATGCCTGGTCTAGTGAAATTGAAGATAACTATGGCTATACACAGATCTTTAAAACGGCTTGTGAGATGTCAAACACAGCGATTGCAACACGCTATCGCGGATATGCAAACGAATGGGAACGCATTTGGGCGATGAAACTTCGTGAGCATAAAGTTGACATTGAAAGAGCTTTATTATTCGGTCAAAAAGCAAGAGTAAGTTCAATTCAATACACAGAGGGTGTGGTTGGACATATACTAAAAAATGGTGTTGCACAGATTGGTGATGCTGATCTTTCTTATACATCTGGACAACCTTATTTTAGAAGTGTTGCTGATTCCGAATTAACTTACGATAGATTGCTTTCTGATATGGAAGTAATTTTTGATCCAGCACGTGGTGGTGCAAGCGAGAAACTAGTACTTGCAGGTCTTCCTGTAATTAGTTACTTTAACAAACTTGGAAAAGATTCATTCTTAAGTACAAGTTTATCACACAATGCTAATGCTGCATTAAGTGGTGCTGCTACTACTACTAACCAATCTCCTCACCGTATGAATATGGAAGAGAGAGCTGGTGCATTTGGTCATAAGGTATTTACAATTGAAACTGTTCACGGTACAATGCACTTAGTCAAAGAGCCATTGTTTAGAGGTATGACTTCTAACTTTATGGCTATGATTGATATGAGTCAAATTGCATACCGTCCACTAGTTGGAAATGGTATTAATCGTGATACAGCAATAATGTCTAACATTCAAAACGCTGATGAGGACTTGAGAAAAGATATGATTCTAACCGAAGCAGGCTTAGAAATTACATTACCTGAATCTCACACACTCTACAACGTAGAATTTTAGGAGGTTATAATATGTATACTGATAAGATAAATAAAAATAGTGGTGCTTTTGAAACTGGCGAAAAAGCTTTTCAGAAGATTGATAATTCTGCAGCTTTAGCAAGAACGCTTAAAGCTTCAGAGTCTGGAACTCTTTTCGCAGTTGATATGTCTGCTGTAGACAACAATGTTACTTTAACATTACCAACAGCTTCAGATGCAGTCGCTGGTGTTAATTACGATTTCTGTTTTACAGTAAATTGTGATGATGACGCTGACTTCATTGTGACTACAGGTGCTAATGGAACTGATATCTACGGATATATTGTTGCAGGTGCAGCTAATAGTACAGTTGATGATGTTGATGGTTTATCTAAAATAACTATTGACGGTTCTGTTTCTCAGGCTATTGAAGGTCTAAGAATGACTTTTATCTGTGACGGTGTTAATTGGCATTTATCTGGATATGTTCCAGTTGCCATTGGTACAACTGTTATAGTAGAAAGTGCTTCTGCTTAATAATCCGAATAAATAAGGATTAACAGATTTGGATTCTGTGGGGCTATTCAAAAAAAGTTTAGCCCCGAATATCCTAAAAATTTAAATTAAGGAAATAGAAAATGGCAGATTACAACGCATCAAATACAGATGTTAAAGTATTTATTCACAATCCTAAACCAGGAACTAAAACACAAAGTGCTGGTGAGATTGCAAAAGATGTTTATGACCATATAGCAGGATTAGACTCTACTAATAATAAAGTTATATCTATATCACATTGTGCATTAAAAGGTGATAAGATTTTAACTATGGTAGTATCTGGTGCGTAAGCTTAAGTGTCAACATTGCGATAATCCAAATCCAGAAAATTGGTTTTTCTGCAGAGATTGTGGTAAAAGAGCATCAGCTCCAAAGTTTACTACTAATTCATTTGTTATAAGTGAAGCTGGTAAAAGAACTGATGTAGAATTTAATACTATTTCCTATGACGAAAGTATTAACAAGATGAATAAAGCCGATAAAAGATGGAAGGGATTTTAATATGCCTACAGTAAAGACTAAGTCTGGCAAGAAAAAAAAGTATCCATATACTAAAAAAGGTAAAGCTGCAGCTAAGAAAGCTAGTAAAAAAGCTAGGAGATATTAATAAGTGGCAAATTTTGACGCACAAGTAATAGAATTAGTTGGTACTGCTTATAGCACCGACCAAGCTGCCTTAGATCAGTTTATAACTGAAGGAGCTAATGAAGTTATTAATGCTATGCCTCGTTCTATAATGGAAAGAGTAGCTGAAGAAACTACTTTTACAAACACTGTATCTTCAGAAGGTCATAAAGTATTAGCTGTTTTAAAAAACGACGGTACGATAGATCAACCTTGTAGAAAAGTCCCAGCTTTTAAAAGAGGTAGGATTCAAGATTCTTCTGATATGGAATTTGCTAGTAGTTCAGATCCAGCTTATTATATACAAGATTCGCTGATAACATTATTTCCAACTGGGTCTGGTGGGAAGCTTGTATCTATGCCTACGTATAGCCAATCTTCTCCATTAGATGCTAGCGCTATTTCTACTATAACAAATTTTCCAAATGAGTATGAATATTTAGTTGTATTATATGCAGCAATTAAATCTCTTCAACAAGTTTTAAGTAGTATTGTATTAGCTGATGCTAGTATATCTTATTCAAATGCTTCTGTTGGTGATTCTGTAACCGCTGCTGTCGATGTTCCAACTTCAAGCGTAGCACCAAGTGATGCCGCTTATACATCTCCTACTGTGCAATCAGACGGTGGTAGTGTTGAATTAACAACAATAGTTCAATTGGATGCTGAAAATACAATAGATGATTTTGATGGTAATGCTATAGAGTTTGACCAGTGGTGGTCAACCTTAGCTCATCTTATAGAAGACGAAGAAGATTCTGAGTTAGCACAACTTCAAATATCTAAAATAAGTGCATACGTAAATGCTTTCCAAGCAGAAGTTCAAGACGCTCAAGCAGCTATGCAGTCTTCAATTGCAAATGCGCAAAACGATGTTAATGTAGCTATTCAAAAAATGCAGTTATCAACACAAGCATCAATACAGAAGATGCAACTGTCTACTAATGTAAATATTACAAATGCTGCTAAAACAATGGAAGCATTAATACAAGATTATTCTGCTTTAGTTACAGAAAAAACAAATGAATATACTTGGGCTATGGGTCAACAAGGAAAATTACAAGCTGATTACGATAAAGGTATTCAGATAATGAGGGGCGCATAATGGCATTTGCTAAAGTAACTCTTAACACATCTCCAGCTTCTACGCTAGTAACTCTTAATACTTCTCCATCTTGGACTGGTGTTGCTTTGCCAGCCACTACAAATTGGATTGCACCTGGAGCTGACACAAGAGCTTGGGATGTTATAGCAGTTAATTGGGAAGATGAAACAAGACAATATAATCAATTTGGATATCTTGGAAAGGATTCTCACTAATGGCTGTACATAGTTTAACAGTTAAAAAAATTATATCAATAGTAAGACAAGTATTTCCAGATGCTCCACAAGCTTATATTATAGAATTAATAAATGAAGCATTAGTTGAGGCTGGTAAATATAATAGTAAAATTGAATACGCAAAAACAACTACAGTTGCAGATCAGCAATGGTATACTTTAAAAGAGCAAGTTGCTGGCGCATCTAATTCTAACATAGAAGTGAATAAAGTTCATAGAGTAGATTTTATGGATTCTGCTGGAGACTATGTAAAGATACCTAGGTTGTTAAATAATGAAATACAAACAATGGACATAGATTAATGGCTAGTACTTATAATAACCCAGAAGATTATATTGCTTGGTTTATAACTGGAGACCATCTTGCCATTGTTACCACAAAGGGTAACGATGCTAATACAGTCCACCAAAGAGAAGGTGACTACAAACCTATCGATGAAGCAGTAACAAATGGTGTTTTAATACACTACTCAGCTGAGCCAAATGCTGTTTCAGCATTAACAGATGTCCCAGATATTGACAATACAATGCATTCTTTTATAACTGACTTTGTTAAATGTAAGTTATATATGGATAGAGCTGGTCAGCTTTCTATTTCAAATGCTAATGGTGCAGCAATTTCGATGAATCTTTCTACTCAGCACGAGAGGAAATGGAAAGAATGTTTAATTAAGTATGGAAGTAAGAAACGTGATAAAATTGGTGGCTCTAGAAGAATTATGCCACCAGACATAAGATAATTAATAGTCTGTAAAGACGGTGGTGGAGGGAAATAAAGGATTAAAAAATGGCAGTGCCAAGTAAATATCAAGCAAAAGAAGTATTAAACAAAGTTTTAAACTCAGGTGAGGACGCGTTAAACGTAGATATAGATAACGTAACACTGACCACTGAAGGTGGCGACGTAGCAATAGACGTTGCTTTAGATAAAGCTAACGATAGTGTTACTATATATGCTAACACAGCAGCAGATGGTAGTGGTGATAGTACCGTTCCATTGGTTGACGCAGCTGGTAATTTACAAATAGATATTGTATCATCTGCTTTACCTTCTGGTGGAGCAACGGCAGCAAATCAATCTACAATAATCGGTCACGTAGATGGAATCGAAACTTTAATAACATCTACTAATTCAAAGATAGATACATTTGATGCTGTATTAGATAATATACTTACAAAGAATACTGAGATAGATGCAGTATTAGATACAATTAAAACTGATACACAAGAAATAGAAGAAGCAGTAGAAACTATAGAGGGCGCTGTTAGTGGTTCAGAGATGCAAGTTGATGTAGTTGCTTCTTTACCAGCTGGTAGTGCAGCTATCGGTAAGTTAGCAGCAAATAGCGGTGTGGATATTGGAGACGTAGATGTAACTAGTGTTGTACCAGGTACTGGTGCTACTAACCTTGGTAAAGCTATTCAAAGTGCTCAGGGAAGTACAGATACAGGTGTTGCAGCTTTAGCTGTAAGAAATGATGCTTTAGCTGACCTATCAGGAGCTGATGGTGACTACACTCCACTACAAGTCAATAAGACTGGAGCTTTAAACGTAACAGAAAACACAGGTTATCTTGGAGCAATATTTGAAGATGGAACTGATAATATAACAAGTAAAAAGGTTGTAGCAATTCAATTTTTAGAAGATACAACATTCACTACATTAACTCCTGAAGATTCTTCGTATATAGGAACGGCTAGTGGTAACGGAGATGCTATTGATACAAGTAATACATTTCCACAAGGTATGACTATATTTGGAAGATGGACTGGATTTAGGCTAGCGAGTGGTACTATAGTTGCGTATCAAGGTGATTGGTAATGATTAGTTTAGGTTTATCTATTCATTCGGTTGTAACTCAAGTAGCTCGTCTTGCAAGAGATATGTGGAACTCTACTAACCTTAATGACATATGGGAAAATGAACAAAGGAATTGGGATGATATTATTTAAAATTTATAGATCGAGGAAAATATAATGGCAACATTAGCAGGAAATACGATAGCGTCAACTTATCCGCTATTGTTAAAAATAGATTCAAGTGGTATTGATGGAACATTAAGAGCTGTAGAGGATGGTGACGGAACTGATTCAGCTCTATCAATAGCTACAGATAGTGTATTAGTAAAAGGAGATGGTGTAAAATTATATTTTTACGATGCTGATGGCGGTGAACATATATCAGCTGATGCTTCTGGAAATTTAACAATAGGAGCTGCTGTTGATATTATTTTAGCTGGAACAGCAGTAAATATAACTGCTGACACTATTGATTTATCAGATGCAACAAAAGATGTAACATTAAATGCAGCAGTAGATGCTCTAAACTTTGATTCTAATACGCTTTCAATAGATGCTTCAAATAATCGGATAGGAATTGGAACTGCGGCACCTACTGAAGCTCTAACAGTATCTTATGGTATTGGAACGGAGTCTACTCTTACTGGTGTTTTAGCCCTTGAAGGGACAGATACTTTAGGCTCAAATATGGTCTCTGGTTCTGGGCCATCATTAGATTTTAGAATACCTACAAACACAGGTGCAACTCATGTAGCTGCGAGAATTGGCTGTCCAAGAGAAGGTGGGGATGAAGATGCTAATGCTGGAACATTGTCATTTTATACTGCAAGCACTAAGAATGCAACTGCTACAGAGAAAATGACCATTTTAAAGGGAGGCAATGTCGGAATTGGAACAACTGCACCATCAGTTGACTTGGTTGTTTCTAATGGTGGTGCTAATGGAATAGAGTTAAATGCAGGAGCAAGTGCAAGCACGATTGGTGCTTTTAATAGAAGCACATCTTCTTATACAGACCTTACTCTTGAGACTGCTAAAGTAACTTTTGCTCCACAAGGCACTAATCCAGTAGTTATAGACCAAGGTGCAAATGACGGAGAAGCTCTTTCCTTAAAATCAAGCGATGTAGCTCACGGAGTTACTGACAGAACAGAAACAGATACTTATGGTTATATAAGTAAAGCCGTGTCAGCTAGTGGGGGAGTGTTTCTTGGTGGATTAAGTGAAAGTGAGATAGGAATAACTTTAGATGCCACAAGCACCGCTGATGTTACTGATAAAAATACATCTGCAAATGGAAATGTTCTTGTTCGTGCCAGAAAAAGGGATGGAACAGGAGATGGTCAAGTTGGTTCAAACGCCAATCTTGTAGCAATCGAAAATTATGATACGACTCTTTTTCTATTTGATGCTGAAGGACAAATGCACGCAACAGTTGCAAGTACAACTTTCGATGCTTATAATGACGCTCAACTTGTTCGAGCTTATGACATTTCACATGGAAAAGGTGTGATTGAATCAAAGTTTGACCAATTCATTGATTATAATCATGAAACACTTGCTAAACTAAAACTTGTCGGTAGGGAAAAAGATGGAACACCGAATCGCATGGTAAATGTAACTGGTATGCAACATCTTCATAATGGCGCAATCTGGCAGCAATATACCGAAATGCAGAAGATGAAAGAGTTGATGTACGATACGATGGTTGAAATGCTTGGTAAAGAAAAAGCAGATAATAAACTTAAAGACCATGATATTAAATTACTTGATAACAAAACTTTGCTAAACTAATAGGAGAATATAATGGCAAAAGAAATAACAATTAGTATGGCAGATTCGCAGTTTGAAACTCTGCAAGAAGCATACGCAAAAGATGATGATTCAGTCGAAAAAGCCGATGTTGATGTGACTTATGTAAAAACCAGATGGGTGAATTTTTTAAAAGCAAAAATTCGTAATTATGATGAAAAAGTTCAAGAAGTAACATATTCATCATTTGACCCGTCTTAAATAAATGGGTAAAGCATTTACTTGGTTTGTTGTTGGCATGATGTCTGCATTTGTTCTTGTAGAAATTTTTGATGGCAAACCTGCTAAAAAGGTTAATTATTACAGACACGACTATTATCGTGTAAGGTATATATATGAGCCTTATCCATTTACAAGAACATATAATCAGATAGATACTTTTAATAATCGCAGACCACATAATAATAGTGGTGGGTACAATAGAAGTAGTGGAGAAAATAGAACGAATACACAAACTCAAACATTTGACCATACACCACAACAAAGAACAGAATCGTGGGGTACTAAAAACTAATGGCTTGGTTTTATTTACATTGCACAGTCGCAGTAATAGTTTTAATAACAGATGCTCAAGGTACGTTTGAACCTTTTATGCATAAGTGGGAAAAGAAATTAGGGATACCAGTTCCTGAAAAAGTTGAAAAGGAAGAAATTGATGGCTAAAGAATTAAGCGAAGAAAAGATATTAGGTTCAAAGTTTACCTTATCTTTGCAGACGATGATATTTCTTGGTTCAGGACTTGTCAGTCTAATTGGAATGTGGTATGCATTACAAGCAGACATACAAGAGGCTAAAGAATTACCTGTCCCTGTATCTTTATTTTCTCAAGAATATCCAAGTAAAGCAGAAGGTTATAACTGGAGTCCTAGTTATGAACAATATAAGCAACAAGTGGGTAATCTTCAAGAAACACAAGATGAGATTTACGAAATGGTTGAAGAGTTACAAGAAGAGATTGAACAATTAAAGCAACAAGTTATTAATCTTAGGATTGCAGTACAATGAGGTGGCTACTATTACTAACATTAGCCTTTGCTCAGCCTGCACAACAAGTCGTGAACGATGACAATTTTTACGGAGCAATCTATAAAGGAATGCATTTAGTAAGGTTTACTGCTGAATGGTCAGATGATAATAAGCAGAATTTTTATCAAGGTAAGTTTATTGTAGATGGAGATAGTGCTTATCATGGATGTATGATGATGATACTTCCATCAAAGAATGTTCCAGAAACAGTAAGAAAATTAAGATTAAGAAACTTTCCAAGTGTTGTTTTATTTAAAGATGGTAAGAAGAAAAAAGTTTGGAAAGCTGATTTTGATGGTAAGTTAGATTTAACAACAGAACAAGTACGAAAATCTATTGATTGGCATTCGGCAGTTTTGAAAGGGAAATAATTGAAAAAAGATAGTATAGATAGGTTTTTACAAACATTAATTAATCTAACTGGATTAGCTGGTATTGTTTATATAGTTATGATTATGTCTTCTTGTGATGACAATATTTATATAGCAAACTATAATAAAGATTTTGAAGAAATAAATCAGAAAATATTTGAAGTTGATTCGCTATTAAGAACAATTAATATGGAAATAGATTCACTAAATGCCCAATAAAACAAAAGGAATTAGTGAAGATGCTCAAGTACATATTAGCGTAGCCTTTTTAATTAAGGCGATGTTAGCAGTAGGTGTTGTTACTGGAAGTTGGTATCAAGCACAAATGAAATTTCAAGAAATAAGTATAAGATTAAATGATATTGAAGATAGAGTTACTGTATTGACTTCATCTGTTCAAGGGATGGAACAAGACCACTTAAACGAGTTGGAAGAAGAAGTCAAAGAGCAGAGAAGTCTATTACAGAAAATGGGAATAAAAAAACCGTAAACAAAGGAGTTAAAATGGCTAAAACAGAAAAAGAACAGCCTGTACTTAAGATAGACGATAAAGAATACGATATTGAATCAATGAATAATGAACAAAAATCAATGATAAATCACATAGCTGATCTTGATAGAAAGTTACAATCAAGTGAATTTAATTTGATTCAATTACGATTTGGAAGACAAGCATTTGTAGATGCTTTGAAAGCTTCTATTGATGAAAGCGACAGTAAAGAAGCAGAGTGATATAATAGATAAAGCCATAGTCTCGGCTATGATGATTGAATCTATTATAATCGCTTTTAGTATTAGAGAAGATATGTTTTTAACTGTAGCTCTGGGAGCTTTAGTTATAATAGGATTAAGAGCAACCAAAAAGGTTTTAAATGATTGACTCTAAGGTTTTAAGTTTATATGCAGAATATGGTGCAATAGGTATTATAGTATTTTTATTCGTTATGATGATAATGAATTTAATTAAAAGCCAAAAATTGCAGAATGAAGACTTAGATTTAATTAGGCAGTCAATTATTAAAGCTGAGACTAAGTCGGCTAATGTGGAAAGTATTGTTTTAAAGATGTTAGACAGATGGAATAAATCAGATGATACATCTGCAAGACATAGGGAAGATATTGTAAAAGAATTGAATGACGTAACAGATGACTTATCATATTTAAAAGGTAGGATTAACGGAAAATGAATAAAGTTGATATAGAGAAATGGCGTTTAAACGTTGATAGTAGACTTGAAGAATTAACTGTTATTAATGCCAAACAAAGTAGTGAGGTTAGTCATATTAAAGAAACCACTGACGAAATTAAAAGCTTGGTAAAAGAACAAAATGGAAGAGTTCGAGTTTTAGAATCATCCGTATCTAAGATACAGGGTGTTGGCTCTATGTTTGTTGTTGTATTTGGCTCTTTAATAAGTTGGTTATTTAAAGGGGAATAGTAATGAGTGATATTATAAGTACGATTACAGGTAATTATGTAGGAATTATATCAGCAGTCGCAAGTATTGTTGGCGGCTTTGCTGTTATAGCTTCAATAACACCAAATAAAAGTGACGATAGAATTGTTCAGATTCTTTTAGATATTGTCAATTTCTTGGGTGCTAATTTTGGTAAAGCGTCAAATAATAAATAAAAAAAAGGAAAGAAATGTTAAAAATATTGGTAAAGAAATTAGTAAAAAAAGTTGGTATGGTTAACTTACTTTTATTAATTGGTGATACAGCTGTAAAAGCAACGAAGTCTAAAAAAGATGATAAGGTTTGGGCTGAAGTAAAGGTACTATTGGAGACTTTTTCATAATGCCAAAGTTTAGCACAAAGAGCAGGTCTAAATTACATACTTGTGATGAAAGATTAATTGGTTTGTTTAACGAAGTAGTTAAGCATTTTGATTGCACAATCATAGAAGGTCATCGTGGGAAGGAAAAGCAGAATGAAGCGTATAACAAAGGCAATAGTAAACTTAAGTTTCCTAACGGTAAACACAATAAAAGCCCTAGTATTGCTGTTGATGTGGCTCCCTATCCCATTGATTGGAATGACCGTGATAGGTTCCATTATTTTAGTGGATTCGTTTTGGGCATTGCTTCGCAAATGGGGTTAAATATTCGCTGGGGCGGAGACTGGGATCAGGATACCCATACTAAAGATAATAAGTTTGATGATTTGGTACACTTTGAGATAAAGGAATAATGCCTAAACTTCTTAAAACATATAGTAATTTTACTGGAGGTCTTAATACTGTTGATAACGACAGGACTCTAAATGATAATGAACTTGCCAGTCTTAAAGATGCTGTGATAGACAGAAGAGGATTTATTGTTTCTTCTGGGAGATTTGCCGACAATACAAGCGATTATAGAGCACCAACTATTGACGCTTCTCAAGCTGGATATGGTTTATTTCAGTATAGATCTGATTACGACCAAGCTGGAAACAATGAGTCTATAGTAAGAACTTTATTGGCAGATGCTGATGATGGTGGACAAGTAGAGATTAGTGTTTACTCATCTGATACTAATACGTGGAGTGATGCACAAATTAGTTTAGGTGCTGTTACGGGCAGTGGAAGTACTGACCAAGGTAGGGTTATATATCATATTGCTGGTGGAGATGTTAGGATTTGCGATACAAACATAACTAATACAGGAACAGATGTAAAGAGATATGGGTATGTATCTGCTCAAGGAAGGTGGAAAGATTCTTCTGGTAGCGTTCAGACTCCAGGTAGCTACGCTGGAGCTCTTGGTTGGATAAGTAGTAAAGTTAATTTAGCAAAACCAGATAAAGGTTTAGTTGGGATAACTATTGGAGGAAATGAAGATACAGATGCAAGTTCCAGTAATGCGACAACATTAATTTCTGACTCATCGTCTTTCCCTGCCTCGATGGACACTGACCTTGATTCAGGAACTGGTTCTAGCGTAAATGATTACTGGGGTGTTAATCGGACTAATGGTTTATTTGCTGCTATTACAGACAGTAGTAGCACGGCCGACACAACACTTACAACAGCGACTATAAGTGGCTCTGGAACTTGGCTTGGTAATAAAGTTTTTTCAATATATCCTCCAGCTGGAAGAGGACTTAATTTAAATGTAGTTGCTTCTAGTGGCGGATCTTGGGCTGCTGGAGATTATGAATTTGGAATAACTTTTGTATATGAAGGAAATCAAGAGTCTTTAATTTACCAATTAAAAGGTGATGCTGTTACTGTATCTGCTAATCAAAAATTGACTTGCACTATTTTAGCTACGCAATATAAAGATCAAGGCAGTGGAGCAGTTGAATACGATAGAAGAATAACTGGAGGAAGAGTATATACTAGAATATCTGGTAGTGATGATGCCTGGGTTTTATTTAGCGATGTGAGTTTTACGCTTGGAGCAAGACCAAGTCTTGAAGGTGGGTATACATATTGGACTGAAGAATACTCAGATGCTCCTTTTTTATATTCTTCTTTTGTTAGCAGTTCTTTAAATTTAGATACTTATGAATCTATAAATGGATTTAGTCCTGATTCCGCTTTTATAGCTTTGCAGGGTGGTGAAAAATACAAAACTAGTGTTGTTACTAATAGAAGAGCTTTTATAGGAAATGTATATTATAGGGATTCTGAGAATAAAGTAGCTAGCAGGGGTGATACCATAAGATATAGCCAAGTAAATAAATTTGATACATTTCCAGAATTTAACTTTATAGATATAGGCGTTAATGATGGAGAAGAGTTTATAAAGCTAGAAGCTTATGCTGATAGATTACTTGCTTTCAAAGAAAAAACTTTATACATTATTAATATAGGTGGTGGTTCTGATACACAATGGTTTTTAGAATCAGAGCATAAAAATATGGGTGTTGGGTTTCACGCAGCTACTGTAAAAACAGATTTTGGAATAGCTTGGGTTAATAAAAATGGTTTATTTTTTTATGATGGTAGTCAAATAAGAAATCTTCAAACTAAAATACACCAAACAGAAGATGCTGGAGAAATAAACTCTTGGAATAATTTTGTAAACAAAACATACATAGATACTATGATTGGTTATGAGCCAAAAAGAAAACACTTAATTATTATTAGAAATGCTGGTTCTGCTCAATATGATGGAAATAGTGGTGATGCTTTTATATATTCTTTTGAGACTAATACTTTTTCATTTGTCGAAAATTTTGCTCCAGATGCAGTGAAAACTAATATGATAACAGATGCTTACAATAATTTATCGGTAGGTACTGCATTGGATGAAATAGAAACTTACAATGGCACTCCAGCTGCATCACTTAGCGGAGGTGGTTTTGGAATTACTTTAAAAAATGATGATTTTGGATTGCCTGGTGTTGTAAAAAAAGTTTATGGAATGACAATAGAATATTCAAGTAGCCATACAAGCGGTTCAACTAGTTTTAAATATTATCATACTGACTCTGCAGGAACTAAGCAAGGGATAGCTAGTGCATTTACTCCTCCAGCTACAGCTGGTGATTTAGATGTATTTCAACAAGAGTTTAAAAACTCTGGAAACTTAGCCCCAATATCGTCAAGTTCATTCCAACCTTATTTTAGCTGTCATAATTTAGATGGTATTCATAAGGTACATAGTGTCACAGTAGAATACAGACCAATAAGGAAAAGAATTACATAATGTCTATTGATAGAGAGAAAAGATTTTTATACAACTCAAAAGGTGTAGATACAAAACTACAAGTAGGGTATCCACCTAAGACTTCTGGAAATGACGGAGAACAAAGAGTTGTCAAAACACCAGATGGTAAGCTTAGACTTTATAGAAAAGAGCTTGGTGCTTGGTATTATTTAGAATTTACAAGGAGTTAATATGTCAAATTTTTTATCACAAGTAGCAGCTGCTAGAGCTGGCGGACAAGCAACTGGTGCAATGGCTGGTCTTCAAATAAGAAGAACAGGTCTTGGTGAGATGCAAACTATTGAAGACGAGATAAGAACTATGGAAGAAAAGTTTGCTGCGGAAAAAGAGTCAGCAAGAAAAAGAGACAGTAGGCGTGGCAGAGGAAGGCTTGCTGGTCTTATACTAGGTGGAGGTTTAGCTGCTTTAACTGGCGGAACTTCTTTAGCAATTGGCTTAGGGGCTGGTTTAGGTAGTTTAGCTGGTCAAGAAATAGGCTCTAGGTATTCTATAAGCCCAGGTAGCATATCAAAAAGAAAAAGAACTTTAGGTAGAATAAAAGCTGGTTTAGCTGCCAATGAGGGTTTATTTCATCAAGGAAAAAGAAAAGATGTTGAGTTGCAAAGATCTAAGGTTAATCAGTTCTTAAGAGATGCTGATAGACAATTCAACGATAGGATTCTTGAAAGTTCTCTTAGCGATGCATTCTCAGCTTTTCAACTTTCTGGAGGAAAACTTACTGATATTTTTGGTAAAGAAGGAGCGAAAAATGTAGGTGCCAGTGCTATTAGCGCCGACTCTATGAAAAAATCGGTATTCGGTAAAAATCCAATTCTTCCTAAAGGAGCAGCTAAATCTAAATTTACTTTAGGTGGTTACGGGGCGACCCCTGGTAAGTTAGGTAAGTGGTCAGATGCAGCTAAATTATTTAAGGGTACTCCATTAGCACCTTTTATAGATCAAAGTATTAAAACAACTGCAATTCCAAATTATTTAAAAGCTTTACCAGATTATTCCTTTGTTAATAAATTTGTTAAGCCAGAAAGTGTTAATAGTTACGATGATATTTTATCAGCTATAGGAGGTATAAGATAATGGATACTACATTGCAAGATTTAATTAAAAGAATGGGAGTAGATCCTGGGTTTTTCCAGGAAGGTGGATCAAAATTATTTGGTCAAACAATTGGTTTGGCTGGAAAAGGACTTGAAGGTTTTCAGAAGTTTGCTGATATATCAAAGTTTGACCCAGCAGCAATAGAAGAAATGCTAAAGTCTATTGGGCAATACGGTCAAAAACAAACTGGATACGTTCAAGAAAAATTTAAGTCTGGTCAGGGAACTTTAAGAGATATGCTTACTGATAGTATGCGTCAATTAAGAGAGGGATCTTCTGTTAGAGGTGGGCAATTTGGTGCTATGCAAAAAGCAATTGGTCAATCAAGACAGAAAGCTGGTACAGCTTTTGGTCAATTAGGTCAACAATTTCAGCAAGGAATGGACACTGTTGGTCAGCAAGTAGATGCAAGAACAGCACAAGTTCAAGGGTTACTTGGAGATTATATATCTAGACTAACTGGCCTTGGAAGTCAATACTTATCTTTTGATCCTGGAACTGGCTCCCAAACTGGATACGAAGGATATACTCCTTCTACAACAGGAGACCCAGGTGGTATTGATACAACTGCTCCTATTGCTGGAGATCCTAATCAAGCTTACGTATAAAGGAAGATATTATGGCAAACGGATTTAATTACGAATCACCATTGAATAGGTTACTTAGCGTTACCTTACCTCAATTTATTTCTCAACAAACAGCTATGGCTAGAGATGAGAGAAATAGAATACGCCAAGAGGAAAGAGCTGACAAAAGATACCTTCAAGAATTTAATAGAAATGAAACTCGATATCAAGATGGATTAAGAAGACAAACTGAATTAGACAATAGAGACTTTGATTCTAATCTTATCAATCAAGGCTCTAGCATAACTAATTTACAAAGTCAAAAAGATTACTATACTACACTTTTAAAGTCTGGCAATCTTAAATCTACCGCTGGGTATGACCTTAGTGAGGCTAGAGTTACAGCTCTTGGTTCTGGAATAGACCATGCAAATAAAAATGTAAAGATGCTTGGAGATATGGGGATAGAAGAATATTATGTTAATAGAGCTAAAGATTTCTATATGCAAGGTAATGACGTAGCTGCTTTCAATGTAATAGATACGCAATTAAAATATAAATTTAAAAACCCACAAATTTTAAAGCAAGCTCAATTATATATGAGTGATATAGAATCTTATAATACTCAATTAGGAAAATTGATTGGATTAAACACTCCAGAAGTAAAAGCTGAAAGACAAAGAATTGAAGGTTTAAAAAATAAGACAACAAATCAATTTAGAAAGTTGTATGAACTTGCTATTCCGTTTGACCCTGAAGGAATTAGAACTGATTTTGCTATATCAATTCAAAAAGCAATTATAGATTCTGGTGCTGAAGTTGATGACAATGATTTTTCAAAGTATTTTGGCAATGATGGTAAATATTCTAATCAAGTTGACGCATTTGAGAATAAGTTTGTATATGGATCAAAAGCTGAATCTTTTTCCCAAGAAGAAGTACAAAAAGAAATAAGTAAAATTGTTTCACAAATAAAATCTGGAGAAAGCAAAGAACTTCCCACAGAAGATACTAAGTTTGAAGATTTAGTTCCAGGAGTGGGGACAATTGGAGGATTATATGTTGGATGGCAACTATCAAAAAAGCCAAGGGAGTATTTATCAAATAAAATAGGTCAAGCCGCTAAGTATACAAAATGGGTAACTAAGCTTCCAAATGAAGATGTTGGTAAATTTTTAGAATTAGTATCAAAGAAAAGCCCTGGTCAAGTTGGAACTATGATGCCAAAAATTGAAAAATTAATATCTCGAATAGATGAAATTACCCTTGAGGGAGGAAGAGGATATAAGAAAAAAGTAGCAGAAAAAAAGAAAGAACTTGATAGTCAGATTAAAAAAGTTAAAAAGGTGCTTAAAAGCAAAGGTATTTCTTCTAAAATTAAAGATGCAGATCTTGAAAAATTAATAAGAAATCCAAGCAAATGGTTTTTACCTAAAGTTAAAGCACAAATGATTTCAGCGAAGGGAGCTTCTGCAAAAATGGCTAGAGGCTGGGGTGCTTTTAGAATAGCACAAGAAGCTGGAAAAGCATTAGGAGACCCAACCGAAGGTGTAGCTACTGGTATTACAGCTGGTGCTGCTGCTAAAGGTATTAAAACAATAGCTGATAAAAAAGGTAAAAAATGGGTTTACAATAAAGCTCTTAAGGTTTTCGGAAAGTCAGCAGCTAAAAGAATTGCTACTAGTGCTGCAGCTGGTTCATTATTTCCAGGGGTTGGTACAGCAGCGGGAACAATAGCTGGTACAGCGATAACAATCTACGATATATATAATGCTTTAACAGAAGACGAAGAAGAGTAATATATGCCTCAAGAAAAAGATTATAGTTTATATACAAGCCTTATTGATGACGATGATGAGATTGCGTCAATAAGAACGTTTGGTAGTGGGCAAGAACTACAAAGTGAAATAAGTAAAGGAAGAGATTTTTATAATCAATTAGCTTATCAGCCACAAAAAGCTGACTCATCAAGGCTTCTTAACTACATTCCAGACTTTATTAAAAAAGGATACAATGAATCAGTAACTGGTATGGCTCAACAGCTTGCTACTGGTGAAGCTCCATTTGATTTAGAAGATTACAATCCAGGGGTTCTTGCGGATATAGGTGCTGCTGTAACCAGTTTTTTTATGCCTGCAGATCTTCTTACTTTTGCTGCTGGCGGTGGTATAGGTGGACAAGCTGCTAAGAAAGCTGGTAAGCTAGCACTTAAACAAATGATGAGAGCTGGAGTTAAAAAAGAATTTGCTGAAGATGTATTGCAAAAAGGAGCTGCTACATTAGCTGGTAAAGCTGGTATATCTGCTGGTACAGGTGCCGTTGCTCTTGGAGTTTATAGTGGCATAGCTGATGCAATGGCTCAAGAAATAGATACTAATGAAATAGATTTTGAAGAAGTTCTTAAGACAGCTGGAAAGAGTGCTATTGTAGGTGCTGTTACTGGAGGTATAGGTGGTAGAGCAGCATTTAAAGGTTCAAGTGAATCGGTAAGAGTAGCACAAGAAATAGCAGGATTTGGAATAACTGAACCATTAGTAGATTTAAGAGCTCCAACACCTCAAGATTTTCTTCACGCTGGTGGAATGGTTCTTGGTATACGTGGTGCTAATATGGCACTTAAAGTACCAGGAAGAATCAAAAGAGGAGAGGGTATCTTCCAACCAGAACTAAAAATAAAAGACAAACCATCACCAGAGTTTGTTAAAGAGCAGGCAGAGCTTAGAGCAAAAAGAGAACAAAAAGAATTTATAGAAAGTGAGACTTGGACTTCTGAAAAATCTTTTAAAGATATAAAACCTGGAGAACAAGTTAAAATAGTTAAAGATAGGACTATTGAAAAAGGTGGAAAGACTTTAAGTGTATTCCAGTTAGAGAATCTTAAGACTGGTAAAAGTGGAATGGAAATTCAGAAGGGTGAATTTTTTAAACAGTTTGGTAGATCTCAAGACCCAATGTCTCCAGAAGCTTTACAAAAAAGAAGAGTTGGACAGGTAGCTGGTCTTCAAAGAAAGCTTACCACAGAAGAATTTGGACTTGATAATAAATTTTTATCAGAAAGAAAGAAACAAATTACTGGTAAGAAGAATATAAGCAGTAAGGATATGAGTGCTAGAGAATTATTTAAATATAGAAAGTCTCTACAATACGAAAAAGATTTAATACAATTAAAAAAAGAACTTCCAAACCAACTAATAGAGATTGAGCCTGGCAAGACTTTAGTTGAAAGAATTTTTCCAGCAAAGTTTGTTCAGCCAATGTTATCAGCTGAAGCAAGGCTTAAACTAGGTGAGAGTCAAACCCTTGGTCTTGAGATGATTCCAAGGGCTGATGCTAGAAGAGCAGAGATAGTCGGAACTTTTGTAGAAGAAGCTGTGTTTGCAAGTGGTCTTAGAAAATTTAAAAAACCTCAAGAAGTAGCCGATGCATTAGAAGGAAAAAAGAATGTAAGCAAAGAGGCTAAAGATATAGCTAAGAAAGTTAAGGTTGTTTTTGATAAAGCTTATAAGCTTGCTGAGAAAACAGGCATAGAAGTATCTGGATATATAGAACAATATTTTCCAAGAATGATGAGGAAGGATATACAAAAAATTATCTTTGATGACCTTATGCCATTCATTGCAAAGAACGAAGCTTTTCTTCAGAATAAAATAACAAATAGAAAAGACTTGAATATGCTCAACAAGATAGTTGAAAGATCGGTTCAAGCTGGCGAGTTTAATAAAGTAACAACAAGAGCTTTAAATAAATTAGTTAAAGAAGGTAAGCTTAGTTATAAAGAGGCGATGGAAAATTTAAGAAGTGAAGTATTTAGTGAAATGTATTCTCCATTTGGTAACTTGGAAAAGAAAAGAAAGTTAAAACTTCCATCTGATTTCTATGAAAGAAATGCTAAGGAAGTTATAACAAGATATCTTGATAAGTTTGGCAAAAGAATTTCTTCAGCTGAAGTGTTTGGAAAAAAAGGAGAAAAAGCAAAGTCTCTTCTTGAAGCGCTAAGATTAAAAGACCCTACAGAATATAAAGTTATGAAAGAGTTGTATGGAAATTTCACAGGTCTTTCAAGTGTTGACCCTGCTAAAGCTATGTCACCTGCTGCTCGTAAACTTGCAGATGCCGTTATGTCTTTTGAGTATGGTACTAAGATAGGACTTGGATTTGCTACTATTCCAAACGTAACACAGACTTTAATATCTACAGCTGTAGAGGCTGGCTATTGGAGAACTGTTAAGGGTGCTGTAAGATTATTAAGACCAGAGGTTAGAAAAAGAATTAGACAGTCTGGTGCTACACATCATAATGTTATGGATATATTACTTGGTACTGATATGGGAGTTACCAACCCAAGAAGTATAAAGGAAGGTCTTAAGAAAATTGTAACTGAAAAAGGTATTAATAATAGGCTTGCAAATACAGCTAACCTATTAACTACAGTGTCTGGTTTTAAAGGTATTAACTATATAAACCAATTACTTGCAGCTTCAACAGCAGAAGTATATGTTAAAGACTTAAGTAAAATATCTATGTCAAAGCCATCTAAGAGAACTGGGAAATATAAAGACGATACTCTTAGATATAGGTGGGCTACAAAAAATTTAAGTAGGCTTGGTATAACAGATCCTTCTAAAAAGTTAACTAATGTAAATATAGAGAACGCTATGTATAGGTTTGCTAAAGAGAGTCAACTTCAAAAAGATATTCTTAAAGACCCTCTTGCATTTAATAATCCTAAATTAAGACCTTTATTTATATTTAAAAGATTTGGATACAGGCAAGCTAAGTATGCTAAAGATACACTTAGAAGAGAGATTCAACAGGGCAATGTTCTTGTTCCATTAAGGATGGCGGCTGGTGGACTTATGGGTCTTGGATTTGTTAATGGAGCTAAAGACTTCTTGGTTAAATTCTTTAGTGGAGAAGATGTAGTAAGAGAAGATAGCGAAGGATTTTTTGATAGACTTATAGAGGCTTGGGGTGCTGTTGGTTCACTAGGTTTCTTTTCTGACTTACTAGATTCAGAAGATGTATTGTCATCTCTTAAGTTTACATTGACACCAGTAGTACTTTCTGATCTTGACAAAGCATATGCTGGTATAGAGTCTTTACAAAATAATATAGAAAAATATGGTGCTGAAAATTGGGAGACTTATCAAAGAAGTATTAAAGGATTTGCTGGTCTCTTTGGAACTAGCGTTAAGAAATATGCTGAAAGATTTGAGACCCCAGGTCAAAAAGCAAAAGGTATATCCACAGAAAAAGGAAGATTTAGAAGTAAAATATTTGAGCACTATAAAGAAGGTAAGTATAAAAGCGCTGAAAAACTTTATATACAATGGAATGAAAAAAGAAAAAGTAATCCATTTACATTTGAGGATATCGGTTTCCCAGCTTATATAACCTGGTATGCAAGAAAAGAAAAAGAAAGATTAAATCCGTAATGCCTCCACAAAATCAAACAATAGAAGACGTATATAAAAAGATGGAGCTTGATATGCTCTA